AGCAACAATGGGCGCGTGCAGCTCGTGGCAGGGCAGGTCTACGACATCGTCGTGAGTGGAACGACATTCAGCGAGGCACGGCTGGACGTCGTGCTGCATGTCGCGATTGACCGATGGACTCTTGCAGGCACAACCGCTGTCCCATCGTTCGTGCCGAACCTGCTGACCACAGACGGGGTGACACCGGAGGCTGTCAACGCCAACATCTCCGCGCTGACGACGGAAGCCGCGAAGTTCTCGACGGCTGTGGGCATGACCCCGATCCTTGTGTGGGTCGACTCGATTGTGAGCGGCACCAGTGTCGATCGGCGCTCCCCTCGATTCGGTCGTGGGGCCTCGTCGTCGCGTCAGGTCGGGACCATCGTGCGCGCATACCTCGCCGTGGTGCGCAGCGCAGCGACGGCAACGACGGTGACGGCTGCCATCGGTGATCAAGGCGGCGTCGTCTTCTCCACGTTGACCGCGAGCGCCGCAGCGCTGTCTGAGGTCATCGACAGCGGACCTCTCTCGCAGACGTTCACGAATCCAGGTGCTTTCTCTGGCGCGTCGTTCATCGTAACGTTCGCCAACAGCGACGCGGCAGTCACCGCGCGCTGTGCCGCACTCATCTGGGTGCGCTGGAGCTGAACACATGAAAACACCACAACGACAACAGTCACTCCCTGAAGAGCCCCCCAAGTACCAGCACCCCACGTCGACGAGAGGGTGGTACGCCGAAGCCAGGTTCAAGCCGGGCATGGTGCTACCTCTCACCGTTTTGTGGGTGCTGTCCGAGCACGCCGACGCCAACGGGCTGGCGCGCATTGAGGATGTCAAGAAGGAGATCAACCACTCAATCCTGTATGAGTGCCTGAACTACTTGACGTCCCTCGGTCGCGTGCGCCTTGTCGGCGTCGACGTCCAGATCCTCACCACTCCAGCAACAAAGGCAGCATGACCAGCACGAACACCGACCCCGCGAAGCGCTTCACCTTCATCGACAAGCGGGAGCTTGCCAGTGTCGTCGGCGATACCATCAGTCCCGTCGGCACGGAGAACGTCACGGTGCGCGTCATCGACGTGAGCCCAGCACCTGAAGCCGTCCCCGAGAACACCACCGAAACCACCATCCGCGAGCTGTACCGCACGGGGCTGCACATCGACGCGGTGACTGCATGCGCGCCCAACACCGTGATCCTTGAGCCTCTGCGTCGGCCTGAGACGTCGGCAGGTGGCATCGTCGAAGTGGTGGACGCCAACAAGGGCACGCTTGGGGTCAACTGCCTCGCCTACCGCGTGCTGATGGTTGGTAGCGACCGCATGGCTGGCGACATCGACCCCGCTTCGTTTGTCGACGTCGTCGTTGGTGACGTCGTCGTGGTGCGCAACGGGATGCTCGAGCCGCTGCACCCAAACCTTGAGCCGCTGTCGATCCACCGGATGCACGTGCTTGCGAAGATCAACCTCGTTGGGTAGACCACTGCAACGCGCAGCTGAAGTGTGGAAAACACTGTGGCGGTGATTGGTCAGACTCAGCTTGAACGTTCCGGGAAAGGCCCCACATGGTGTGGGGCTTTTCTTTTGACGTGTGCAAAAATCGTTAAAAAATGGACACGTTTTTTTTAAAGCGTGCACGCCGTGCACAAAAGAAGAAGCGCCCCGATCACACCATGTGAGCGAGGCGCTGCCCGTCAACCGTCGAGAGTGAAAGTAGATCCACCGACGACGACGTCACGGTGCAAAAGAAAACGCCACCCGTCAAGAGTGGCGTTCCCGTGGTCCGATCAAACCGGCTTGCGCCCGCGCTTTTCACCGTCCCGTGTCGACGGCAGGAGTTGAACCTGCGACTTCCCGATCATCGCGAGGGCTAGGTAAAACCATCACCAACACGCTTGGGGTCGGGTCCTCTATCCTGCCTGAGGTACGTCGACGAGTAATCAATCCCACTGCTTCCCGCGAAAGTCAAGCAGCTCGGCGTGCGGCATGTCGCGCATCTTCCAGCCCCCGCCCCAGATCAGGCCCTTGGCGACAACGAGCGCCCCGTACTCCGCCCACGTCTCAACGGCCTGCTTCGTGGTGGTGTCCCACGCGTCGCGCACGCCTTCATGCAAGCCGACGTCGACGAGAGAGGTGTTGAGCACGCAATCCACAGCACGCGACGGGCTGTAGTTGTGGGCGCTCTGCATCGGTGCAGCTTTGGTGCGTCGCCGTTGGCCCTCGATGGGCTTGCCACCGGCGAGAATCTTCCAGTCCTTGCTCCACGTGATCTTGGTGCGCCCGTACTGGTAGATGGCGGCTTGTTCTGCTGGCGAGCGGTGCGCCGACAACGGAACCATGCGCCCGCCAAGGCGCTCGAGAATCTCCGTCATGCGCGCGCGGAGTTCGGGGTGCAGCTGTTCCATCAGGGCGAGTTGCTTGGGGGTCATCGTCTCACCACTTCTCTTTCTTCTTCGCCGTCGCGAGGCGCTGCCCGCTGATCATGCTGTACGGGTCCACCAGTCGCAACAGGTTCGCTGGCTCCGACGATGGGAGCGCGTCAAGGTAGTACTCGCGCGCGAACGATAGCGCGTTGAGACAGTCGTCGCGCCCCTCATAGTTGGGGCGACCGCGCGGGCCAGTCGGTGGCTCCAGCCGCGAGGCTTTCACTTCGGCAACGAGCTCGGGCCCGATGTGCACCACGCCTTGCTCAATCGCCATCTTGAGCCGCTGCAGCCGCATGTGCTTCTCTTCGCCAGAACGCTGCTCAGTCACATGGTGCTCGCTCATCTGGCGCATGGTTTCGTACACCCCGACGCCCACCCCGTTGCTCTCGATGATGATGGTCTCGGGCTTCCATCGATCCGCTGCGTCCTTGATGATCTCGACGAAGTCGGGCAGCGAGGTTGACGACGACATCCATGTTGCAACGATGTTGCCCGTCAGCATCGAGAGCACCACGATGGCAGACGAATCCCCGCCACCACCAGCCGCGACGTCGACACCGAACACCAGGCGTTCGTTGCCCGTGTGCTCGCGGTAGATGTGCCACCCGTTGAAGCGCCGGCCCTCGTCGTACCACTCGCCCTGCGCACGCGGATACGCCTCGACGTAGCGGAGAATCCAGCGGCCCTTGGCAAAGCTGAAGCAGTGCTCGGGCAGCTGCGGGAACTCCCGCATGGCGCCCGTCTCGTCGCCGGCGAAGTCGACGCGCATGCGATTCCACCACCACGCGGCGGTGTCACGTCGAGCAAACCCGTATTTCGCCGACTGCAACAACTCCCATGTCTCGTCGTCGATCGTGTCGGGGTCTGCACGGTAGACAGCGTGTCTCTCGACGGACAGGAACACGCGCGCCCATCCGTCGTCGTTTCCGTTCCACAACGCGCGAAACAGGTTGTCCGCCGCGCTCGCTGTCGACTCCACCACGATTCGTGCACCCGGCAACGCCGTCGAGGTCAGCCCACGAAAGACGGCATGGTCCGACAACCAGAAGGCGAGCTCGGAACAGTGAATGAACCCGTAGCTCTTCGAGCGGCCCACACGCGACTCGCCACCTTCTGCGCGCGACACGGCAGACAGCGCATCGATGACGGTGCACACCCCATCGTCGCCGGCGTTGTCGAGCTCGATGCTGCCCTTGTTCCTCGAGGAAAGCTCGATCCCCAGCTGGTCGCACCAACCAGCGAGGCGCGCCAGCAGGCCTTGAGCCTTCTCGCGCGTGTCGGCCACGATGGCGCACGGCACACCAGGATTCACCAAGGCGAACGCAAGCACAGCTAGCAGGGTGACAGTGCTGACGCCCATCTGCCGGCCCTTGAGCACGATCACGCGCTCGTTGGCGATGATGGCGCGCAGCACTTCCCGTTGCTCGTCGTTGATGCGCCACGTCGCGATTGCCCCTTGCTGCTCCTGATTGAGAATCATGAGCAGGTTGGGCAGGCGTTCAGCGACGTCAACGCGGATGCTTCTCACGGGGTGTCCACCTCGTCAGGCGTGCCAGCAAGAAGATCCCTCAAGCGGTCCACCTGCCGAACGCTCTTCACGTCCACCTCGACGCTGACGTCACCATACACGCGCTTGATGATGATCTCCGCCGCCTTGATGCGGTCGGCACTTTTGTCGACGGGCTCGTTGCCCTCGACAACGTCGCAGATGTATTGCAGCGCTGCGGGCCCTTTCGCCTTCAACCATTCGGGCAACGGTGGGCGCCCGTTCCCCCCGACAGCGGCTTTGTTCCCTTTTGCGAACAACCCCCCGGGTGCTCGGTCACTCATATGTCCTCCATCCAGTCAAGCATAAACGAACAAAGGCGCTTATGTAAGCGCCGTCTATCATCGGTCGAAACCGCAGTCCGTTTTACGTCGTCACCATGCCCAGCAAGCGGCGGGCCTCTTGAATCGCGTCGTGTTTCACCGACATGCCGAACAAGCAAACCATGTCGACCGCCAGCCGGTGCAAACACTCCTTCAGCGCCTTGGTTTCCGCATCCAACTCCCGCACCCGCTTCACTTGTGGGTCGATGTCGGCGACGGGCATCACCTCGATCGTGATGGTGGGCTTGAGCCCTTTGCCCCTCTCCTGCGTGTAGATCCAATGGATGCGGTCGCTTCTATCGTCGACCCCGAGGAACGCGGCCACCTCGTCGCGAACACCTTTGAAGGCGCCAGAGAGATTGTCGCTGTCCAGCGGGATGCGCGCAATGGGTCGCATGAGGGTGACGCGCGCGCCGCAGTTGTCCACCCGCATCATCTCGCGTGCCTTATCCCATGGGTGATACGGGTGACCTCCGGCTGGGTCCTTCCAGTAAAGCGACCCAATGCGCTGAAGTGCTTCCCTCGTCGCCTCCCGCTCCTCCTTCACCCGGTTCGCCCTTTTGCGATAGTGCTCGCGCATGTTCTGCCCACGGCCAAGCGTGACATCGATCGTCGTCGTGAGTTTCATCGGGTGATCCTGTCAACAAGGTACTCAGCGGCCAGCTGCGAATCGCTGAAAACTTCGTAGTGCTCCAATGCTTGGCGGACTGCCTCGACGACATCGCTGCGCTCAAAGACGTCGACGCGAGACGTGTCCTCGTCTTCCGCCATGTGATGAGAGCAGTTCGGGAAATGGTCGCCAGTTTGGCCGCATTCGCGACACCAGCGCCCCACCGGCTTGATGGTTTCAGCCAAGCTCATCGCTTCACCCCTGTCAGCATTTCAAACACGTCCTTAGCAAGTGCCTTAACGTCTCCGTAGAAACCGGCCCGCGTGGCCACAAAACCAGCAGTAGCGACGATCGCATCCGTTCCCCACAGCGGTTGCCAGTCGCCAACATCCTCGTACGCCTCGCATGGTTTGCACCCGTCGGGCTTTTTGTCGTGGTCGCTGAATGTCCCGCAGCTCGCGCACAGCCACGCTCTTGGCTCGATTCGCGCGCCAGATGCCTTCTGTTCCACGTTCTTCGTCTCGCTCATGTCAGACTCCAGAGAAGCCCGCTACGTGCAGCAGCGGGCATTGTGGGCGGTTTTCAGGACTTCCATCCGCTTCCACGCTGGCATTTGAGCCAAACTTGCCGCGTATCGAGCCGACGCAGCCTTTTCGTCTGCCAGCTGGATCTCGAGAGATTCAATCCTGCCAATCAGCTGCCGACAGAAATCAGCGAGCCCAGCTTCGCGCGGATTGTGACGGGCCTGGATTTCACTGACGACGATCTTCATTTGTTCTGGAGTCATGCTTCCACCTTGCGGAGTTGAATGGTGCCGCTGCCGTCGTTGACCATCTCGCACACGTACCCGCCGCCGTAGATGGTGGCAGCAATGCGCAGTGCAGACTTCGGCGTGGCTTTGTTCTCGATGCAGACGAGGTGGCCAGCGTTTGCGTAGACGGCGAACTGGCGGATTTGGCTCTTCATCGTTCTTCGCTCCATTCACCGAACCAACTCGGCCCGGTGAGCACATCCTACGCGGGTTGCGTGAGTTGTCAAGCATGAAGTTACGAAGGTGTGAGATCTGTCACACTCCATGTAGGTCTATGTAGGTCTCTATAAATAGAGAGTCAATCAAGAGAGAAAACTCTTATTCTAAGAGGGGTTACAACTACAGAACGACAAAACCCCGCCTCGTCGGCAGGGTTTCTTGAATAATTCATACTTGCGGCGTGTAACGGGCTTGCGGCTTTGCGTTGCGCCCTGTCTGTTTTGTCACCAGTAAGAAAGAATTAATCGTTCAGCAGCGAGAACACCACGGCGGGCCTTCCCGCTTTTTTCGTCTCCTGCTTCTGTACCAGCAAACGGTCCTCATCCGCAAGCCGGTTGAGCGCGTCGGTGATTTGCTGCGTGGACAGGCGTTGGCATGCTCGCAAGATCTGCGTCTTGCTGGCCTCGCCCCCATGAGCACGCAGGGCAGCGACCACGAGCTCAACCTGGGCTGCAGGGTCATCCCACGAGGCGCGGCGGTTGCCAGCGAGCGACTCGGCAAACGTCACGGCGGATTCCTCGACGAGCGCGATCGCCACGCTGACAATCTCGTCGGTCACCATTGGGATTTCCTCTTCCGGCTGAGAAAGCGTGGCCAGCACAAGCGCAACACGCGCGGCGAACTCTGGCAGACGGCCCAGTGTGGCTCGTGGAATCTCCAGCCGCTTCCCATCGCGTCGCTCTTCGTCGCACCGCAACTTGTGCTCGAGCAACCGCGCGGCTGCCTCTGGTGTCTCGCTCACTGTGAGCGGCGCATAGAGTCGCAGCACGTCGAGGTCGTTTCCGCCCTGCTTGCTGTCCAATCCCATGTGCCATGCCTCATGGCGTGTCCGGATGGCAGACAGTGCCCCCCTGACATCGGGTGGCAGCGTGTCGTCCCCGCGCGTCTCTGGCGGTTGCCACATGGGCAACCGGTCTTGTGACCGGAACCAGAGGTGACGGCCGACAAAACCATCAGCGACGTCGGTTGAGGTCAGCACGCTGTGCAGAGACTCAGGCGTCGTCGACCCCAGCAGCGTCACGCAAGGCGCCCAGAGCTCGAGCTTGCCCCCACCTTTGACCAACGACAGGGCAGGGCTCCACTTGTCGACCCCCTTGGTGGAGAGCTCCGTCAGGCTTTGCTTGAGGTCTTGCCGATGGGTAGCCGCACGGGGCCCGATCATGGCCGCAAGCTGCATTCCGTACTCGTCGAGCACGAGGCATGTTCCGGTCCCCCCATCGGTTGCCTTGCGCACGGTGTCGACGAATGCGGGGCCGCTACTGAAGCTGTTGGGCCCCTGTAGCTCTTGCCATACCTCATCGATGCACCGCCCCAGGCATGATTGAGGGCGGTTTTTGCCCTCGGCACTGCCAGCGAGAGACACGACATAGAGCGAACTCAAACCCCGACGGTAGACCAGACGCCGGCCTGCCATGACCGAACCAAGCGCCAGCAGAGATGCGATCGTGAGTGCTGGTTGCGGGTGGTCCGCCCCACGAATTACCCACGCGGGGAAGCTGTCACACAGTCCACCAAGGGCCCGAACTTGGTTGAGCAACGACCATCGGCCGTCGTCGCTGCTTTTTGACTGTGGGGGCTTTGGCGGTGGCAGCGGCGCCAGAACTTCCGGTTCCTGCTCTGACTCTTCAAACTCGACCGTGATCTCTGCCCCGCCAAACGGATCGGGCTTGTAGGTGACGAGCTCTGTTTGTGGGCTGCGCGGATGACGCATGCCAGCAGCCATACACTGCTCAATGGTGCGGAGCGCCTTGCGGTGGTCACCCTGTGGCAATCCGTAGGAGGAGATTGCGTGCTGCAGGGCCCCTCGGATGTTTCCAACGGACGTGTGACCTCCTGCAGCAATCTGCCCCAACTTGAACGATGCTCGGGCAAGCGCGTGGTGGCGCCCACCCTTGGGGGTTGACGCGACGATGTCGCACTCATCCTCAACGATCTTCTTTGCCCACCCGGTGGCGACCACCGAAAACGTCGAACGCGGAATCAGTGCCACGGGTTTGGGTTTGATCTTCTCGACAATCCACGAGGGCAGTTCGACGGGATCGACGTGGTTGACCCATTCGTAGCGCCCCGGTCCATCGGTTCCCTCGTCAGCATCCACGACCGACGGGAAGACGAGCACATACCCACCTTGCCCTCGCGTGTCGCAGTGCTTGTGCACCGGCTCCTTTGCGCCCTTGCTTGAGTTGGGCAGCGAGGTGATGCCCTCGGGGTATTTGTAGACGTAGTGCCACCCGCCGTTGCGGGTGCGCGCAATCCACGTCGTCGGGAGAAGCGGCATGACGTCGCTACTTGGCACGTCGACGTCGACCACATGCAGTCCTGACGCTGAACCGGTGGCGAGCGCCACGTTTGCGTCAGGGTTCGAGGTCCACCACGTCGTGATCTGTTCAACGTCGGTGGTGGCTTCTTTGCTCCCGTTGGTTCGCTTGAACGGTTCTTTGCTGCGCGGCGAACATGGGAACACCGCGTAGCCCATCGAGGCGTACCAGAGAGCAGCTTCAAGCATCGTCATCGTTTTCATGTTGTTACCTCAAAATGGGATCGTGTCGTCGTCAGTCCAATCAGCTTTCATTGCGACCGGATCGTCATCATCGTCGTCATCCTCGCCAGGCTCACGCGGGCGCTCTTGCAGCACCTTGACCACCTCGCGATATTTGGGGTTGTTCGCCGATGGCTTGGTCACGATTTCGACGACCTTCGGCATGTAGCCCATCTCAAGCAACTCAATCGCATCCTCGACACTCGTCGGAAATCGGCATCCCGGCACTTGGTCTTTCCACCAGCGCTTGGCCATGTTGTGCCCACCAGTGCCTTCTTCATGCTGCACGCAGACCCATTGGCTAGCGATGCGTCGGTCGAACGACGAACCGCCCTCGTCAGGCGCGTAGTACTCCATGCGCAACGTAGGCGGTGCATCTGGGTCGTCGCGCTTGCTGTGCCGATGCCACTCCACCCGACCGACTTTCTCGCGTCGTGGTGGTTCCTGCTTCGCCAGAAACGACAGCGCGGCTTTCTCGCTGGCCTTCTCTTCCAGCTTCGACTTCGGATCTGGTGGCGGGAACTCTTTCCCGCAGTGTGGACACACGCGACACCCTGCAGCGCACTGTGCAAGGCACCCCTCGCACGTCTTCACGGGCGCCTCGCCGGTCCCGCGCTTTGGCTTCACGCGCACTTCGTCGATGGGCCCGTGTCGGTCGATGTTCCCGCCGTAGTCCAACAGCAGCGCGTTCGTTTTGCCCTCGGCAATGCGCGTCCCGCGCCCCACCATCTGCACATAGAGCGCAGGCGAGAGCGTGGCACGCACAAGAACGACGACGTCGACGACAGGCGCGTCAAATCCCGTTGTCAGCACCTCACAAGAGCAGATGCATTGCAGCTTGCGCGCTTTGAATCGCGTGTATATGGCGTCCCGTGTCTCCTGCGGGGTGTCGCCCTTCACCACTTCACAGCTCACCCCGCGCACCTGCAACTCGTTGCGCAAGCGTGCGGCGTGCTCAAGGTTCGCAGCGAACACGATCACAGACGTGCGACCAGCGTCGAGCGCAGCACGGACATCGTTCGCCACGGCCTCGTTGATTTCGTCGGTGTCGCTCACCGCCCCGAGCTCTTTCAAGTTGAACTCGCCAGCGGTCTTGCTCACCTTGCTGGTGTCGATCTTCGCCGACACAAACTGTGTGACAACGGGTGCAAGGTACCCCGCTTCAATCAGCCGACGGATCGGAACATCGATGGCAATCGCGGTGAACACCGCACCTTCGCCTTGCGTGAGGTACCCTTGCCCCAGTCGAAACGGGGTGGCGGTGTACCCAATCAAACGCATGTCGGGGTTCACCTTGCGCAGCGCCTCAATCAGCTTACCGTAGTGTTCTGACGACGTCGGCGGGATCAAGTGCGCCTCGTCGATCACCATGACGTCGATGTGCCCCAGCTTGCGCGCTTGACGAGAGATTGACTGCACACCCGCAACGGTGATTTGCGCGATCTCCTTCCGCCCCAGGGATGCGCTGTAGATCCCGATTGGCGCGTCAAGCCACACCGAACGAATCGCCTTGACGTCTTGCTTGATGAGCTCAGCGCGATGGGTTGCCACTAACACGCGGCAATCCATCTCTTGCACCAGCCGTCGCACTGTCTCCCCGATCGTAGGGCTCTTGCCGCTACCAGTGGGCATGACCACGAGCGGAGACGCGGGAAGATCTGGCGTCGACGGTGCGCGCTCCCAGTAGGAAAACACGGCGTCGACGGCCTCTTGCTGGTAGTCGCGAAGCGAGATTTTCATGCTTGACGTTCCTTTGTGCTTGCGCTTAGTTTCTCCACACGGTAGAGAAACGAACACGAAACGCAAGGAGAAACGAATGGCGCTCAAAATCAAAACGCTACGCGAAGCAACGGACGGACGCGGGGTCAAGCTGGCCATCTACGGGGGCAGCGGTGTGGGCAAGACGACGCAGATCGCAAGTCTGCTTGGTTTGCTTGGCGACGACGACAAGCTGCTGATTGTGACAGCAGAGCACGGGCTGTTGACGCTGCGTCAAGACGCCCTCGGCGTGGCCGACGATCCGCGCGTGCTCGTCGCAGAAATCGCCAGCGTCGGCGAGGCGCGTGAAGCTGTCGAGTTCGCCAAATCTCCAGCAAACAGCGTTGTCTGGGTTGTCGTCGACAGCGTGAGCAACCTTGCGGAACGCGAGTTGCGCGCAACGATGCAGCAGAAGCCAGACCCACGACAAGCCTACGGCGAGGTCATGCTGCGCATTCCTGCGTTGCTGTGGCAGCTCGTCGACGTGGCGCACCTCAATGTGCTGTTCATCTTTCAAGAGCACCGCGACGAGCGCAACGAAGGCACCAGTAAGCAGCCCGACATGGTCAGCTACTACGGGCCACTGGTCCCAAGCAAAGCCATGCAGCAGGCCATGCCGTACATCTTTGACGCCGTGCTGCGCATGGAGCAACAACCCAACGGGGAGCGCCGTTTCCGCACGGCAAAGACGGCCACCATTGCCGCCAAAGACCGTGGCGGAAAGTTGGAGACGTTCGAGCCCGCAGACCTTGCGGCGCTCGTCGAGAAGATCCGCACGTGAACACCCGCCCCGGTGACGATCGGGGCCCAGCCTGACGCGGGATAGGCTCCGCATACCAAGACAGAAACGAGACACACAATGGCATTCATCGACGACGATTCCGCTCTTGACGAGCTCGAACTTGATTTCGTTCCTGCGGAAGTCAAACGCGAATACGACACCCTCCCCACCGCCGACTACGTGGTCGACATCGAGAGCATCAAACCCTCGTGGAACGAAGCCAACGACGTGATGACCCTCGTGGTCAAGCTGCGCGTTGCTGAGGGTGAACACGAGCGCAAGGTGGTGTTCGCGCGCCACGTTGGCAAGATCGCCGACCCCAACAACGAGAAAGCCGCCAAGCGTCTCAAGTATGGGCGTGAGGCACTCGGCGAGCTCGCGCGCGCAGCCAACGTGCCAGGCGCGAATCTGGCGCCAGCGATTGGCCAGCGTGTCATTGCGCGGGTGAAGCTGCGCCCAGAGCAGAATAGCTACCCCGAGAGCAACGAGGTGGGCAGCTATAAGCCGATCGTGAAGGCGCCAACGACCACGACCACGAAGGCTACAACGACCAAGGCTGCACCCGCGCCCGCCAAGACCAACGCCGCGCCCAGCTTCACGAAGAAAGCGAAGCCAGCGCCCGAGCCGGAGCCTGAAGCCAACGACGACGGCGACGAATCAGCCGACGACTGACACCACACCAAAGCGCCAGCCTCACCCGCTGGCGCTTTTCGAGGTCCACATGCACCACCGCTATGATGAGCGCACGGGCGCAAAAACGACAGTCGACGGGGCCAGCTTGCGCACGCAACGCCAAACACGCGAGATGACGATGGCCGACGTTGCACGCAAAACAGGGCTGGCCATTTCGACGATCCACGCCATCGAGACAGAGACCCGCTGGCCAGACGACAAGGCCATCAAGCTGCTGACCAAGCACGTCGGCGCATTCACCACGACGGAGAAGAAATGACCCGTGAAAAACGCATCCTCGCCGAGGTCTGCCTCGACACAGAGACAGTCCCATCGTCACGCCTCGACGTGATCGCCAGCATCGCCGCCAAGTACGGGCCGAAACCCGGCGACGACGAGAAAACCGCAGAGAAGGCACGGCAAAAGTGCATCGATGAGCACCGCAAGACCTCGTTGGATGGCACCTTCGGAGAGCTCGTGTGCATCTCGTGGCAGGTCAACGACGGACCGATTCAATCCAGCTGGCGCGCCCTCGATGGCAACGAAGGCGAGATGCTGTCGCGCTTCACGTTCGCCATGGATGACCTCGCCAACGAGGTCGGGGCCGACGGCATCATCTACATCGCTCACAACGCGGAGTTCGATCGCAAGTTTCTGACGAAGCGCATGTGTATCCATCAACTCGACGGGCCAAAGGGGCTTGCGGCGCGCGGGGTCAAGTCCTGGGATTCGCAGTGGCGCTGCACGATGGACACATGGATGGATGAGTGGAAGGGCCGCATCTCTCTCGCAGATCTTGCGTTGGCACTCTCGCTGCCCGTCGGCAAAGACGACTTGCCTGGCTCCGAGGTCTACGACGCCATGCTGCGCGGCGAGGTGGCGCGCGTCGTCTCTCACTGTGAGCGCGACGTCGAGCTCGTGCGCGCGGTGTGGCAGAGGTTGTGAGGTGTGAGGATGCGCTTGGGGTCTTTGTTCAGCGGCATCGGTGGGCTTGAGCTTGGTCTTGAGCGCGCCACTGGTGCGCGCACTGTCTGGCAGGTGGAGCGCGACCCGTTCTGCTTGCGCGTGCTTGCTCGTCATTGGCCACATGCTGAGAGGTTCACCGATGTCTGCACAGCTACTGCTCTTCCCCCCGTCGACATCATTTGCGGGGGGTTCCCTTGCCAAGACATCAGCATCCTTGGAACTGGTGACGGACTCGACGGTGCACGAAGCGGATTGTGGAGTGAGTACCGCCGAATCATCGGAGAGATTGAGCCCGCGTGTGTCGTCGCTGAAAACGTCGAAGCGCTCACGAAGCGGGGGCTTGATCGGGTCGTCGCCGATCTTGCCAACCTCGGGTACGTGGGCGAATGGCACATGGTCAGCGCTGCCAGCGTCGGCGCGCCTCACCGTCGCAACCGAATCTTCATCATCGCTACCCACCCCGAGCGCGTCCAGCTACGGCAGCAACAAGGGTGGGGCAGCGGGTCGGGTGGGGAAGGATCGCCCGTCGCTGGACACGATGGCGCGCCGAGGCATGCTTCTCACGCCGACGTGTCACGTCGCGATCGAGGCGGGATACCCGGCAGAGGGGCGCCGTCGGCCGCAGACACTCACGTGGCAAGCAACTGGTGGGAATCAAGGCCCGCTCCATCCCCAGTTCGTCGAATGGATGATGGGTTTTCCATCGGGCTGGACGGATCTAGACGACGACGACGCCCACCCAACGACAAGCGACGATTGCACGCCCTCGGCAACGCCGTAGTCCCCCAGGTGGCCGAAGTGGTAGGGCGACGAGTGGCCGCATTGCTGAAGGGCAACGCTTGAGCATTGCAACGTTTCCAGATGGAACAAGAGCAGAATCAACGAGAAAGACACATCGTGCATGTGTTCGCTTGACGACGACGATTGCCGGATCTGTTTTTGTTGACGTCATCTGGGCGCGGACTGCTTCTGCAGTGATGCGCACTGTCCGCCTTCGGATGGACCAGGATCGGGCGTTTTCTGGTCTTAAGATCCGCCACCACGTGGAAATCGGGTCAGTGATTCCGCATCCCAAAGCGCCATAAAAATATTTCACCCTCATGCTTGACACTTCACGCAAAGCGCGTAGGATGTCCCTACGCGCTGCAAGTCGCAGCGCGTGAATGGAGCAGACGACATGAGCATCACCGAAATCCTCACCTTTGCGGCTTACGGCGGGATGACCCTCAACCACTTTGAAGACGACGACCGCAAGGCCGTGATGGATGCAGTCCGCAACGGCCTGATTTGTCTTCGTGACGGGAAGGTTTTGACCTTGACGCGTATCGGCCGTCTTCAGTGCGAAGACCTCGAGATCGTCTGACCCTCTCACCAGCCCCGCCTACGCGGCGGGGCCCCCTTCCCTGGAGTCTCCCATGATCGACATCAGCAAACCCATTGCCGCCACCCGCGAGAGTCTGGCCCTCACACGCGCCACGTTGGCCCGTATCGACGGGATGTGGCGGGCGCGCACCAACACCGGCCGCGTTGTCCGCAGCGTCTCTCGCGCCGTTGTGTTGAGCGAGGTGACCCGATGAAAACCTTTGACATCCGCGATCCTGCCGAAGCTGAGCAGACGCAAGAAGAAGCCGATTGGGCTTGGTACGCGCATTTTTTCCCCGAGACTGTCGCCGATTTGTGGGATTGCAGCGACGAAGAAGCGTGCGCGCGGCTGGCAGAGATCTGGTTTGGCAGGTGATTTGGCTTTGCAGCGCGGACGCAATCTTTTTGAAAGAAAGATTGCGCCTCATGCTTG